ATCTTTTCTCAGGCGCCCAAACCTTGCCAGACGCAAACAAATCTGTTACTGAATTCAATCGGGCTATCTTATCATTTCCGCGGGTTGGGGTAAACTCGGATACAGGAATACCCATGCGTCGTAATTCGCCGATTAACGGCAGTCCTGATGCCTTTCCTTCCACGATAAACGCATCGGGTTGGAACTCTTTATACATTTCAAACGCTTTATCCTTTAACTCCGGAAACTCCAAGCGCGCTTTATAGGCATCTAACAGAATAACGTGTGGGTCATTCTCGTTCTCATTCATATAGAAAACACCCCAAGTCGTGCAAGCTGAGTAGTCCGAACGCTCATTCTTAGTAAAAGCGGTATCCCAAGATTGGATAACAAATTCGCACTGCGGAGGGTAATCTTTATCCCATACCTTCCACCACTCGCGCTTGACTAATGCGCCCTCTTCGGAGGTAGGTTGTTGTTGGTACTGCGCCTGCCACTTGGAGATTGGCAATTCTTCCCGCAGAACTTCTAATTCCTTGAGATCCCAGAACTCTGGCCATAGCGCGCGCCCCGACGGAAGAATCGCTGGGAAATCAATCGTCTCCCATGTGTCGCCGTCCTTCTCGACTGACGATTTAATAATCCTGCCGGTTAAGTCTTTCTTAGCCCAACGGGTCATAACGACTATGATAGCCCCTCCCGGCTGGAGTCGCTGACGTGGACCTGAGGAGTACCATTCATATACTTTATCGTAAACCTCGGGATTCGTGGACGCAATCGCAGCTTCTTGTTCAGAATGCGGGTCGTCGATGATGAGCAAATCCGCTCCCTTACCTGTAACGGTACCGCCAACACCAATAGCGAAATACTCCCCATTAGCATTAGTGGACCAGCGACCAGCAGCTTTACTATCTGACCTAAGAGAGACATCTGGGAACACTTTCGCATATTGTTCACTTCCTACTAAGTTACGGACTTTTCGTCCAAAGCCTACTGCCAGTTCAGCAGTGTTAGAACACTGGATAATTTTCTTATTAGGGAAACGGCCCAAGAACCAAGCAGGAAGCATATAAGAAGCAAACTCAGATTTGGTATGGCGCGGAGGCATATTAATAATAAGTCTCTTGATTTTTCCACTGGCTATCTCCTCAAACTTCTTGGCCATCACCTTATGGTGGGCGCCATTAATAAATCCGGGCCACATCTCATGGACGAAAGCCATAAAGTCAGTGGTTGCTTTTTCGCGCTTTTTAGAATTTAAATACACCTCCGCCGCCTCCATAAAGGCAGCTTGCTGGGTGGGGTCTAGTTTCTTAACTAGCTCGTTCAGATTCATTAGGACGCTTTAATTTAATGTATGCGGGGCGGACGGATCTGGCAGTGCGGGGGATTCTTTTACAGTGTCCCAGCTCACACAGCCGAACGATAATTCTCTGGATATTGGCCTTAGACTTATCTCCGGTGATATCCATGATGTTCTGGATTGAGGGCGCGTAGCCCCGCTTGAGCCAATAGGTCTCAATCACCTCATAGACGTATTGTTGCTTTTCTGTCATAAAAGGATAGATAGGGCTAACCAGATAATCGCCATTCCAAGAACGGCGTACATTAAATCGCGGTTGCTCATAGGTGCTGTTCCCAATGCACGTCTGCGCTACCAACATTAACAGTACCGCTCGCGCCGGGTTCGCCCGCTACCCAATGCGCAGATGCAAGACGGTCTTCAGTCTGCACTAGAGAATAGATCTTAGAACATACATCTAAGACATATTTAATATCATCTACGGATAACTGTCCCATTAGCTGTAGGATACGGATAACGGCATGGTCATTATCCAATGGGCGGGGTTTTACAATAGATTCAATCATTTCATCATCCTCTCAATTATCTGTTTAGCCTCAATTTCAGCTAATTTCTCTTGGTCCTTCTGCTCCTTAATCAAACAGCTATGCTCGTGGCTAAGGAACTCCACAAGGCGGGCGTACTGCTCTAGCCTTCCTATAGCCCAGTCCAACTCATATTTCACGTCTTTAATGTTTCTCATTTTTTTAAAAACCCACCCAGTCTACTAGCACAAGCTTCAGCATCATGAAGCATAGTCAGTAGGCTAATAACATCTTCTAATAGCTTATAACCAATAGAGTCTGGTATGTAGTCTATACGTTGCATAGCTTTAAGGTCTTCAATTATCTTTTTCACAAAAATATACCCCCCACCCCTGTTGTAAAAAAACAACGAAGGGGGCTGTTTCCTATAGAAAAACCCTGCTCAATTTGTAACTTATTGATTTTGCTCATCTTCTTTATTTTTGGAGATAGGGGGTCTACTTTCGGATGGTGATTGGATGTCTGGAATAGTATGCAATGTCTCTAAGGGACTCCTACTCTCCAAAAGGGGGGTATGGGGGTCGCTGATATGCCCGCTAGAATCGTCAATCCCCTGTCCTTCTATTTCCCGCATAAGGTTTTGAATATCTAAGTCTGCGTCAATGGTGCGAGAGCTATCCTCTAGTGCATTTTTAAGCATGGCCAATAGATCATCTTTGGCCTTGTCGCTATCCTTCACGACCTTAGTCTCTGATCTATGAATGAATGAGTCCACACCGGCAATAGTTCCCAATGCTTTCAAAGCATTAACCCTTACGCTAGGGTTAGAGTCCTCGGCTATGGCCTCGACTGTAAGCCTATGAGCTACCAATGCTCTTATTTGTCCGGCTGTATGCGATTTTTCCCACTCAATCGCTAACTTAATCGCTTCCGTTGTCGTCTTGATATCGTCTCTCTGATTCATCTTATAAGCCTTGTTTGCTATCGTCTTGGGTTTTGCTTTCGTGTTGTATGCTTTCCGGTAAGCCTCTGATCCCGTCTCACCTCTGGCCAAACCCTCACAATATTTGAATTGTTTGGTTGTTAGATTAGTTTTATTAACATTCAATAGCTCATACATAGGGGCTTGATCTAAGGCCTCATTGATTTGCTTTTTACTTAATCTTGGGATTCTCATATATACATAATAGAAACATCATCAGAACATGGATAAGACGATACCATAATTACTGTATATATGCACAGGACTGTATCTCTATACAGTATTCTCTCTTATGTTATTCCCTAGTAGATCAGATGAAAGGCCGACCCTTGCGGGAAAAACAAGCGGGCTTTTAGGTTTACGAACACCTAAAACTTTCTCACATTGTGGGAAATTATTTTTCATTTTCTTGACCTAGATCAAGAATTGATAATTTAGGCCGTGATCTAATCTAGTCATGCTTAATTGCATAAATTTTTATCAAACCATTTAAACATAAGGGCTAGATCATGACGCAAAAGGTTAAACCATTAAATTACAACCACCTCAAAAAAGAATGGGAAGTAATCCGGATTGAGGAAAACTTATCAACACCAATTACTAAACCGCTTACACACAAACAAGCGATTGAAATAATTATTTATCTTAATCGGAATGTAAACCGACCTGATATTGACATCAGAAAGATTGAAAAATGAACCAATGGAGACCGGTAGAGCTTATCTCAAACTATTGGATTATCTTTGATATTGAGTATAACGAATATAAAGATCAAGACGGGGACAATTTAATTTTTGAGACAAAAAAACAGGCAAAGCAATTTATTAAATCACTTTTAAAGCAGTCAAACCAACCTAAATAGAGAGGCTAGATTCATGAACAATATACACGCACAAGAGGCTTTAAGCCGTGCTAGAGGCAATACTAGCGGGCTTAACTATCAGACGATCTTTGCGGGCTTTATGGCTAGAGGTATTCCTTCCAGCGAAATTATCCCTCGCGAAAATGTCCTAACCTATAAAGCATGGCAAGCAATAGGCCGGCAAGTCAAAAAAGGTGAAAAGGGGGTCAAGGTTATTACATGGATCAGATATACCGATAAAACCGGCCAAGAAGTCGTTAAACCACAATCCGCTTATGTATTTCACATTACACAGACTGAAAGGGTATAAAAATGAGATTTAGCAAAGAAAATTTAAAAGATCATCTAATCAACACATTGTTAAATCTTGAAAAAGATTGGAATTTTGACCCTCAAAATGGTTTTGACCA